TGATGCGCAGCACGGAGCGAACATCCATGGCGGTGTCATCGATGAGTTGCATGTCCACAAGACCCGTGACCTCGTGGACGCCATCGAGACAGGGACCGGCGCACGCGATCAGCCGTTGATCCTGATTCTAACCACGGCGGATGCTGGGAAGCCGAACACGATCTACGCCGCGAAGCGGTTGACGATTGAGCAGTTGTCCAAGGGTGTCATTAAGGATTCGACGACGTATGGTGTCGTGTTTGGCCTGCCGGATGATGCGAACCCGCTGGACCCGAAGAATTGGCCGATTGCGAACCCCTCCTACCCCATCACACCGACTCATGACTACCTTGTGGCGGCTGCCACGAGGGCTAAGTCTTCGCTGGTGGACTTGGCGAACTTCAAACGGCTCCATGCCGGGATGCGTACACGGCAAACCACTACCTATCTGGACCTCACGAAGTGGGACCTGAATGGCACCCGGCCCCGTTTGAGGGTTGATGATCTTGCTGGCCGGGTCGCGTATGGCGGCCTGGATCTGGCTTCGGTGGCTGACTTGTCGGCTCTGTGTTGGTATCTGCCGCGCGACGACGACACGGTGGAAGTGGTCTGGCGGTTCTGGGTGCCGGAGGCGGCGCTGGTGGAGCTGGACAAGGCCACGGCGGGGAATGCGTCGAAGGTGTGGGTGCCCGAGGGTTGGTTGACTACCACGCCGGGCGATGTGACGGACTACGACTACATCCGCGAGGCCATCCTTGCCGATGCGGCTGTGATGGAGGTTGTGTCGTTGGGTGTTGACCCGCACAACGCCACCCACCTGACGAACGAGCTCATGGACAAGGGCATGGCCGATCAGATCGTGCGTGTGCCGCAAACCATCATGAAGCTGTCCCCGGCGATGAAGGAAACGCAGCGGCTGATGCTCAAGAAGCAACTGTTGCACGACAATAACCCGGTTATGCGTTGGTGCGTCGACAATTTGGCCGTCTACATGGACGTTTCAGGCAACGTGAGGCCCGATAAGGCCCGCTCAATCGACAAAATCGACGGCGTGGCTGCCCTGGTGAACGCCGTTTCTGAGTCTTTGAACACCGAAAGGGCCGCGTCTGGCTATGACGGCGGCCTCATTATTGCGTGAAAGTGGGTGGTTTCGTGTCAGATCGTGAGGTCATTGTGACCCTGGTGGAGGGGACTGCNCTGCGTGGGGTCCCCTCGTGGTGGTCGTGGACAGGTTTTACGACCAATTGGCGTCTCCGTGACGTTTCCGCGCTTGGTGGGGACGAGAAACTGCCGCTGTCTGGCTCGATGCTGGTCCCGAAGACTTCCGTCCTGACTGTGCAGGTGCTGTGATGCTGTTTGAGACAGGTTCAGGGCTGGCACGTATCAGTGGCGGCGCTTCCGGGTTGATGTCGCTGGACATGGGTGTGCCACTGGACACCTACATGCCGGCGCCGGTCGATCCGTTGCAGATTTGGAAGACTCAGCCGTCTGTGCGGAAGGTTGTTGGGTTCGCTGCACGACAGATCGCGCAGTTGCCGTGGCATGCGTTTGAGCGCGTGTCCGACACTGACCGCAGACGGGTTCGCGACTCGTTGGCGGAGCAGGCACTGTCGAAGCCTTCCCGTTTCGTGTCTGAGTTCCAGCTCGTCGAACAGATCGTCATTGATGCGATGCTGTACGACCGGTGGCTGGTGCTGTGGGTCGACAACGAACTGCTACGCATCCCGCCGAAGCGTTGGACTGTGAAGTCTGACCATTTGGGCAGGGTTCAGCAGGTCCGTTTGTTCATGCCGTCTGGCGAAAAGGACATTGACCTGACGGACGCCCCGATTGCTTGCGGTTGGGGTTGGGCTGACATCAACGCTGGCGGCATTTCGCCAATGTTCACTCTTGCTGAGGTTCTGGACGAGTCAAGGAAGTCTGTCGAGTGGCGCAAGCGGCTATGGGAGGATGCCCCCAAGTTCTCCGGGCTGCTGAAGCACCCGTCGACGTTCAAGGATCCCAAGAAGCGTGACGGTTTTGTGCAGTCGTGGGCTCAGTGGCGTGACACACGCAAGGGCACGCCCATCCTCGAGGAGGGGATGGAGTACGAAGTTCCCGAGCTGATGTCCCCGAAGGATGCCCGCGACATTGAGGGCCGCACCCTCACAGATATCGAGGTCACGTCAGCGTTCCATATCCCGCCGGAGTTGACAGGCGCGCGTCCCGGGAACTTCTCGAACATGATGGCGTTTCGCTCCATGCTGTTCGGCCCGACGTTGGGGCCGACGATCACCCAGTTGGAGCAGGGTTTTAACCGTCTTGTGCCGGTCATTGATCCGGGCAGGGATGTGTACTTGGAGGCTGCACGCGAGGCCGCAATTAACGGGTCGCTGATGGAGCAGGCGGCTGTCCTTCAGACAATGACTGGCGCGCCGATCCTGCTGCGCTCCGAGGGCCGCGCACGTCTCAACCTGCCGTTCATCGAAGGTACAGACGAGTTGATTGTGCCCATGAACATCACTGAAGGTGGGCAGGCTTCACCCACGGATTCCGGTTCGCAGAACCGCACACTAGGGCTCAAGTCCCTGACCTTGCCCCGCACGGTTGTGAAGGCTGGCGGGGAAGTATCGGACAAGGAAGCGGACAAGCTCCGTGCCCGCATCGAGCGGGCCCTCGCGCGCATCCTTGACGACCAGGAAGACGACGACAGTACAGGTGATGAGTTCCGCGACAAGTGGGTGCCTGTTACTGCTGCCGAGTTGCTGCCCGGGGTGAAGGCTGCGGCCGGGTTGTCTGCCGGTCGTGTGGCTGCTGCTGTTGGCGCCGAGTTCGATACGGCTGTGATGGATGCCTACCTTGCGAAGATGGCAGACACGACGGCCGGTCAGATCACTGACGGCACAGTGCAGGCCATCGCTGACAGCGACGACCGGGCGGCGACGTTTGAGACGTTGCGCGATTCGGTGGCGCTGGCATGGGCTGGGTCTGTGGTGGCTGAGTCTATGGGTTTCGGCGGGCACGACGCCGCACGAGCAACCGGTGGCAAAACGAAGACGTGGAACACGAACTCGGGTAATCCTCGGGCGTCTCATGCTGCGATGGACGGCGAAACGGTGGGCGTGGATGACACGTTCTCCAATGGTGCCATGTGGCCCGGTGATGTTGCCTTGTCTGCCGATGAGGCGGCCGGTTGTCAGTGTTCGGTGACGTACGAATGGTGATGACTGTGGTGACCGGCCCGCCTGCCGGTGGAAAGTCAACCCACATCCAAGAGAACGCACAGCCGGGCGACGTGGTCGTGGATTTCGATGCGCTGGCCAACGCTCTGGGTGCTGCTGACCCGCATGACGCCCCGTACGACATCAAATCGGTGACGTTCGCTGCTCGCGACGCGGTCATTGACCGTGTTTTGAAGGGAGTAAGTGTTGATGCGTGGATCATCCACACCACCCCGACTCCCGAACGTATGGCGCAATACAAGGAAGCCGGTGCCGTTTTCGTCGAGGTTGATCCCGGCATGGATGTTGTCTTGGCGCAGGCCGCGGCGGACAACCGTCCTGAGTGGACCGAACAGACTATCCGTGACTGGTATCAGGCGCGAGAAGGGGCAGATGATGCCATGAAGAGCAAATCATTGGAAGTGCAGAAGCGCTTCACGGTCGCGAAGTTGGCGACCGCCGACGAGGACGACACTCCCGGAAGTTTCACCGCCCACGTTTCGGCGTTCGGTGTGCTCGACTACCAGGGCGAGATCGTGGACAAGGGCGCGTACCTGAACTCGATCAAGAAGTTCGGTGAAGGCGAGAAGATCCTCCTGTACTGGTCCCACGACTACGGCGACATCAAGTCTCTGATCGGTGAACTCACAGCCATTGAGGAGACCGACGAGCATCTGAAGATTGCCGGTCAGCTCGACGTTGAGGATAACGACGTCGCAGCGAAGGTGTACAGCCATCTACTGAAGGGGCGCCTGAAAGAATTTAGTGTTGGCGGCATGGTCGACGACTGGGCCATTGAGGGCGACGACGCTGAGTCCGCATTCCACATCAAGGCGCTGGATTTGTGGGAGGTCAGTGTCTGTTTCAAGGGTGCGAACCCTGAGACGGAGCTGCTGTCCGTGAAGTCCCGCGCACTCAAGGAACTACCCCCGAAGCCGCTTGACGTCGAGGACGTGCAACACGACACGCCACCCGTCGGCGTGCTCTCAAAGACTACCCGGGCGCTGCTTGGGTTGCTCCAACTCACCTGAGTTGAAGCCCGTAAGACACTGATTCTAGGAAAGGAATCACCACATGAGCATCAAGGAACAGCTCGCAGCGCTGGCAGTCGAAGGCCAGATGCTTGCAACGAAGGCGTCGTC